ATACATATTCATTGCAGATCTCATTCTGCTCTTATTTTTACGTAGACATAGACGTGTTGAATAGGGGCAGACCCCTAATCACATTTGCTGTGTTTATTATGAGAGACCTACAGAATTGGTTTATAATTAAATCTGTAGATTATGAGAATGTATATTAATATGATATTTAGTCACCACAAGTGCCAATTATTAAGTGATAATCGTATGAATGAAATAGTTGTGACTACTGTTTTATTAAAGTTTGTGCCATTATCCCAGAGAGTCAACTCTGTAGTAAATCAACACATTTTTTGCTCCTCGTCAGACAGGATACTGATCACGTAATAGATGTTTTATACATTGAAGCTACGAGAACTACGATCGTAATCAACGATTTCTGCCTGAGAAGGCTAATAATATCTTTTTAGGTTCTTTATCCCTCATTATGAAATTAAAGCGTCGTTCGAATCCGATACGAAAAATCGGAAAATTAACTCACAAACATTTCGCGTTATGTTAGTGACAAATATGTAGTAGAGCTACACACGTTGCCATAATGGGTAACAACACGCTGTTGATGATTGAATTTTAATTATTGAAGTGCTAGAACTTACACCTTGGCTTGCAGGTAAAACTGTTTGGGTGTTCTGAAAAGGTTACACTGGACCTATTTCAGAGTGTGATGTACGACATGGAGCTGTATCACAATCTTTTTAAGATTGTGTGAGACAGCACTTTGAGATTTTATGAAAATCATTATTATAACTGGTTACAGTTTGTTTTCAACATTGGTCGATGTTGTTAAAAGAATTGTAATGCGTGGCTTGTTTAACTGTTCCAAAAGCTTGAGGAACGACTTTTCGAGTAAAATTTATTTTAGACCACAAACGGCGCTAAGGTTTGGGTTAATAGCCCCCTTAGCATCGAAGAGCACGAAGTTAGTAAAAGCCTAAATATCTGTCAGTTTTTATTGATCATTTTTATGATGATTATTTCACGTATTGGTTTCGTTCAATTCCTATATTCACAATCCGGTTACGGTAAGTCGAAATGGGAATTCCGTCGAAAGAACGAGAAAAAGTTGCGCGATAAAAGAGAAAGCGCAGAACGGGCAAGAGAAAAGCGTATTGAAGAGGCAAGAAAGATAAAGCAACGTGCGCGTAATGCTAATCAGCCTCTGAAATCGCAATTTGGCGTAAAAGAAGCAATCAATTTTACACTTGATGCTCCTGATTGGATATTGAATAATATCGGTACCTATTGGTTAGCATTTCGTGAAATTGCTTCTGATTTCAACTTTTCTTTACCAGATTTTACTATTCCAGATATTGGAAAGTACTGGTTATTATTTAAGGAGAGTGAAGTCTTTTCTGAATTGTATTATATTCTCCAAATGATGGTTACATTGGGATTTTTGAAGAAAATTAACATTTCTTTTCAAGGAATGTGTATATTTGTTTCTGAACCTTTGAAGCAACGGGTTACCATTATTCAATTGGTTGAGAAAATTGCTTCTTTTGGTCAATTGCTCTTATCTAAAGCAAAACTTGCATTTGAGTCTGGAAACATAGATATGTTTTTTCAATCTCAGGTCAAGAATGCTTATGATGATGAGTACAGTTACCTCAAATCCCATAAAGCTCTGATTGATGCTGGTCGTTGTGCTGAAATTAGTGACATGACTTATGATCGTCGTGTTGTTGAATGCATTCAGACTACATTATCATTGTTGAACACTTGTAAAGTTGGAGAAAGAACTTATTACTCTACTCGTCTTGCAGTTTTGCGTGATATTCAAACATCACGAAGTCTTTCCAAAAAAGAAGGCATTCGTATCAAACCGTATGGTATTCTTATTTTTGGAAGTTCTGGTGTTGGAAAGACTGCAATTGCTAATGCTTTGACGCGCTATGTCCTTCAAGTTAATGGATATGATTATAGTCCTCATGCTGTAACATCCATGAACATGGAGGATAAATATCAATCTGAATATGGAACTCAACATCAAGGAGTTATTTTTGATGATATTTGCAACACTGCTTTGGATCGTGTGGATGGTTCACCTACATTGCCAGTCATTATGTTCTTGAACAATAACACGATGGCTGCTTTGAACGCTAATGCAGAAATGAAGGGAAAGATTATGATTGAGCCTGCAGTTGTTACTGCTACGACAAATGTTAAGGATTTATTATCTAATCAATTGTCAAATGAGCCTCTTTCTATTAATCGTAGATTTGAACTTACTATCACTCAAAGGGTAAAACCTGAGTTTTGTAAGCCCGGAACTGCAATGTTGGACAGCTCAAAGGTTGCCCACATGTCTGAAGATCAATTTCCTGATTATGCTCTTTTCACCGTTGAAGAACCTCGTTATAGAGAAAACTCAACTGGAGATAAGTTTAGGTCAGGAAAAACACAAAACATTATCTTTGTGCCTCGAGAATTTGAGGGAAAACCATTGATTGATGTTGATATCAAGACATTATTGCGTTTTATGATGGAAGATTCTAAAGAGCATTTTGCACGACAGAAGGCATTTGTTCAGGCGCAACGTAATTTGGCGGATATGCCATTATGTCCATGTGGAATGCCAGAGGGTATGTGTGAATCTTGTCCTTTGGATTCCCAAGCTGGTATTCCTAATATTAGTGAGGTTGTAGAATATCTTACTGCGTTGGAAATTCGAATTATGGCATGGGTGAATGCTTGCATGCAGTCTCTTATTATTTCTCGTTTTGGTTCTGCAATTATTGCTTATTTTATGCGAGGAAAACTTAGAGAGATTGTTATGAATAGCATTGGATACTATTTGGTGTGCGTATTTATGACATTAGGTTATGATGCTGTTGTTCATGTGAGAGGATCTTGGATGATTCTTATGTTCACAATAGTGTATTTGTCTTATGTCATTATTCGCTTCTATATGCTTCGTCGTTTTGTTGTTAGGAAGTATGCAAATATTCCTTTGCCTTCTCAATATATTCGTGAATTGAGTTGGGGTACAAAGATGAAAATTGTGTATTTCTTGATTTCTATTGGCATTTGGAAAGTTTTGGTTGAGTTAGCTCGTCGGTGGAAAGTTTTGCCTACCGCACAAGCTGCTACTCCTATTGCCTTACAACCAGACGCTAAGTCATGGCAAAAAGATACTGAGTTTTGGGATACTCATTCTCGTGAGCGTCAATATCAATTTGGAGATGCTGGTATTAGTGAGAAATCTCGAACAATAACATGTGAAAATTTCGTTAAATTAATTGGTAACAGACTAATGATTGTTGTCAAGGAAAGTGGCGAGTTTTGCAATGTTGTACCGTTACAAAGCAATGTTTTGTTGTTGCCTAATCATATGGTCACATCTCAAACTGAGTATGTCACACTGACTAAAATTGGTGGACACACTTTCGAGAATATGCCATTAGATAATAAGGTAGCTATAACAATTCCTGGTACTGATTTTGCGGTATGGTGGTGTCCTGGTGCTGGATTACATCGTGATATTGTTGAGTATTACCCCAAAGATATTGATGAGGGGAAGAAAGTGAATGCTTTTACAATTTTCAATAAAGATGGAGAGTTAGTCAGATACCCAAGTATGACTGCAATTAGGTCACGTGTTGTCACAACCGCTGGAGGGTTTTTTCAGGGATACAAATATAGTTTTCCTGAAACAACTTTTGGTGGCTTATGTATGGCGACATTAGTTGGGCAAGTTGATGGTATGCCTTTTATTGCTGGTCATCATTTGGCTGGAAGAGGCAATGTCGGAGCTGCTGGAGTTTTAACTCGTGGGCAACTTTATGACGCTATTGAATCTCTTTCAGAGAGACCAGGTATTTTGATTTCTCATTCAGCTACTCCGCTTGAAACCAATAGTATGGGTATTGAATTTGGACCTTTGACTGCACCGCATGAGAAGTGTCCAACAATGGATTTGAAATTGAATTCCAAGATTCGTATTCATGGTGCTCATTCTCAAAAAGAAGGCAATACTTCAAGTTCTGTTGTTACATCTACAATATCACCTTTTGTAAAGGATATCATGCAGATTGAAAAGAAGCATGACAAACCCAAACAAATGGGTGCTCGTAGGCACAAGGTATTGGATATTGGTGGCAAAGTTGACACTGCCACTAAATTTGATTCTAAGATATTGCAACAAGCCTATTCAGATTTTGAAACACGTTTGATGTCTATTCCAGATGAAGAATTAGCTAAGGTTGGAAAGATCAGTAATGATGCCAATCTTGCTGGCTTGGATGGTGTTTTGGGTATTAATGCTATGAATTTTTCAACTTCGGTTGGTTTTCCTGGCAAAGGACCTAAGACGCAATTTGTAGACAAATCTGATCGCAAAGTTGAAGGTATTTCGTGCCCACGTGATGTTGATCCTATGATTTTGGAGGAAGTTGAAAAGATGGAAAAACAATTATTGGCTGGTAAGTCAATCAATACTATCTTTAAAGCTTCATTGAAGGATGAACCGACTAAAATGAGCAAAGACAAAGTGCGTGTGTTTGCAGCTGCAAATATGCCTTTTGTTATGTTGGTTCGTAAGTATTTTCTTACTCTTGCTGCTTTGGTGCAGAGGAACAAGATAATCACTGAATGCGCTGTTGGAACGATTGTTCAATCACCAGAATGGACAGAATTATTTCAACATATTGGTAAACATGGTTGGGATCGAGCTATTGCAGGTGACTACGCTAGATTTGATATACGTATGAGTCCTCAATTTATGCTTGCTGCTTTTAAACTTTTGATTAAGTTAGCAGAAAAAAGCGGAAATTATGATGAGGATGATCTCACTATCATGCGTGGCATTGCCACTGAGATTTCTTATCCTACTTATGATTATTTTGGAACGTTGGTTCAGTTTATGGGATCAAATCCATCTGGACATCCTTTGACAGTTGTTATTAACAGTCTTGTGAATTCTTTGTATTTACGTTATTGTTGGTATGCAATTGCTAAGAAGAAGGGATGGTGGAGAGTTCCACCATTTGCTAGTGGAGTTTCAGCAATGACTTATGGTGATGATAACAT